ACGGAAATTACCGGCAGCTCTACCATCGTTCAGGTGGATGAGATCAGGTTCTTCGAGGCCGCCACAGGCGTGGGCGCGCCGCCGACGTCGGCGAAATTGCAGGTCCACGGGAGTCTGGGGCTCGCGAAAGGTTCGTCGCTCTTCGCGGGGGACAGCGTGGTCGCTCAATTTCCCAAGCACGACCGACCGCTCACGAGATATCCAGAGTTACCGTTGACGTCTGCGGCGTCCAATGCATACTACAAAGGGTATAAAGTGACCTATTCGAATCAAGATAGTTCATATCATGCGTGGGACGCATTCGATCACCTTGGTGGTGGTGCCGTGGGGTGGTATAGTGGTACCAATGTGGGCGCAGGACTTTATAACGGGACGAATGGTGCTTATAATGGCACTACGCGTTTAGCATCTGAAACCGAACTAGGTGAGTGGATCGGCTTAGAAATCCCTTCACCCGTTAAACTGAACAAGGTACGAATATATTCACAGAATTTCAGTCCGATTGTAAACACGGTTGACGAATTCTTCATATATGCAAAAAAAGCATCTGGAGACACGTGGACAGATCTAGGCGAATTCACCGGAATAGCCGCGAGTCAGGGATCTGGTGGTGCAACCGTTACTGTTAATTCAACGGACCAACGATATAAGTTTTTTGCACTCGTCGCGACAAAGAGGTACGTGGCATCAGCTGACTACGGTGTAGTCATCCGGGGTCTAGATTTCTTCGGTACCGAAGAAGGCGATGATTCGGTTGATATCGTACACAGAAGCGTCCCGAACAAGCCGGGTCAGCAACAGTTGGAAATTTACTGGGACGCCAACGACTCGGCATCATATAGTTTAGCGGACAATGACACCATCTACGATTTGAGCGGTAACGGCGTGAACGCGACGATCAGCGGTGGGAAGGGGTTCAACGCAAAATATAATTCATGGATTTTGAACAATAACAACGTCGATTACATTTATGGGACGTTGACCCACGGGACGGGCGCGTGGGCGCACTCGGTATCGACGTGGGTGTACCGCTACCCGACGAGCTCGACGACCCAACAACACGTTTTTCAATTCGGTAGTATGGGGGGTACGACGAGTGCAGGATGTGCCGCGCGGTTTGAGTGGATCTCGAACCAGTGGATGATACGGTACTATTTTGTCTCTAATGATGTCATATTTTACCTACCGGAAATCGGCAAATCATTTGGGAACTGGTTACACATCACGGCCACGTACGACGGTGGGAGCGATAGTGGCGTGGTGAACGGTAGTTATGGACTCGCGCGTAAACTGTACGTCAACGGCGTGCCGTGTGAGGTCGAGTCGAGTTCTAGCGCAGGCTCCCTGAATTTGGGACAGAACCAACTGACGTGGTCTACTTTTTACCTCGGGCATAGGTCAGGGGCGGGCTCGTTGATAGGTGAAACGGCAAACGCGAGAGTGTTCTCCAAGGCCTTGTCCGCTGACCAAGTGAAGGAACTCTACGATTACGAGGCCGCGCGGTTCGATCTTCGCGAAGATTTGGTGAGTTTACACAGAGGTAATTTGGGAATCGGTCTCCGCGACCCGGAACAGAAGTTGGTCGTCGCGGGATCTTTACAAGAGTTTCCACCGAGTGTTTTTCCAGGTAACAGTGACTACGCGCATTTCACCGGCCACGGTGTGTACTACGTAGATGGAACAATTAGCTCTGGCACCAACTACCAACCGGCTTGGGCGTGGCACCACGTATTTGAAGATAGCGGAGCGTATCATGGGCACCAATCAGCTCAGTATAGCACTACCTCTCCATTTGCATTTACTGGTGCCCAGGGTAATTTTCAAACGACTCTCACGGACGGTACAACCATTGCAGGTGAATACGTGACTTTACTATTACCTTACGCAATCAAAGTGAAAAGTGTGTTTATGGCAGGGCGAAATTTTTCGTATGTTGATCGAATGCCTAGTCGTTGCGTTTTCCTTGGTTCGCATTCCGGAACTGAATTTGAAGTGATATCTACACACTATGGCATTACGTATTCGGGAGGCCGTGTAAATCTAGACATAAACGCTACGAAATATTACAAGCATATACGCCTTATAATTACACATTTAAATGGAACGACATCCGGCGGTATATTGAACTTTGGCAGGCTCAGGTATTACGGCGTGCCCCAAACGGACGTCACCGACGGACGCCAACTCAACGTCGGTCAAGTGATGACGAGTTCGGTCGGGATTGGCACCAGTGCACCGCACGCGCCTCTCACGGTTTTTGGAAAAACCGGTGCCTTTTACACGGCCACCAACGTGGCCCGAACGTATTTCTACTCGAATAGCGGTGGCGTAACCGCTGACACTGGCAATTGGTCCACAAACAGCACAGATAACGATCTCGGTATTTTTTCAAAACTAACTGTTGCGACGAGGAATTCTTTTATCAGTATGCAAGGTACGCTTACATCGTCCGATCGTCGTATCAAAGACAATATCCTCGACGTCAACGATTCGAGCGCGCTCGAGACGTTCAGGCTTTTACAACCCAAATTGTACAACTACAAGGACGTCGTCCAACGCGGGAGTTTGCCGGTGTGGGGCTTCATCGCACAAGATGTAGCCGGTAAGTTGAACTACTCCACCGATGCACGAACGGATTGGGTGCCGAACATATACGAACTCGCGAACGTGCACGCGGACGGCACTGTTCTAGAATTCGATACCACCAAGTTGGAAACGGGCGCGTCTAAACTGCGTCTGTACGACCGAAACGACAATGAGGAGGACGTGGACATCAACGAAATCATCGACGAATACACGGTTCGCCTCTCGAAATCCATCGGGAACGCGAACCAAGTGTTCGTTTTCGGCCAGGAAGTTAATGATTTTCACTTTTTGAAAAAAGATGCCATTTGGACGACGGCAGCGGCGGCTTTACAGGAGGTCGACCGACGTCAACAAGCGGACGCCGCTAAAATCAGGGAACTGGAATCCAAACTCGCGGGCGAACGCGTCCCGCTCGAGAACGCCGAGGGCTTGGCGGTCGACGTGAATTACGGACCGTCCGTCACCGCGAACGATCCTTTGTTTTTGGGAATCGTCGGTGTCGACGGGCGCGTCGCCGCGAAGGGTAAACGCGCGAAGGTGTGGGTGACCAACATCGGGGCACCGCTCAGCGCCGGCGATATCATCGCGACGACGTCGAATGTCGCGGGCTACTGTTCGAAGCTCACGGATCTCACGGAGGTACACCGCGCGGTCGGGAAAGTGCTCGTGGACGTCGCGCTTCCACAGGTCACCGATCACAATTTCGTCGCACCGACCGTCCCGCGTCGGCGCAAGGTGACGGAAACGTCGAACGTGACGGTTTGGGTCCGAGAATTCAAATCGACGGCTGAACAGTACGCGACACTTGGGGAAGACGAGCGGCGCGTGCGCGACGAGGTCTATTATGCGCGGGACGATTATGTCGAGGTCGTTCGGAACGAGTACGTCGATAAAATGCCCGCGTACGACGTTGAATGCTATCACCGCACGCAGGTCGACACGTGCGATGCCGAGATTTATGAGGCTCTGCCGGATTCAGAGAAGGTCAACTATGTCTTGGGTGAGGACGGTGTTTATACGTACACGCACGTCAATATGATCACAATCGACGCCTGGAATGCGCTCGAGGACGACGAGCGCGAGTCGTTCGTCCACGGGTATTTCAAGAACGTCACGGAGGAGATGAGTGAAGACGAGTGGGAAGCTCTGGAGGATTCGGCGGTTCAGGCGAGGTACGAGCGTCGGACGCGCCCGGTGTATTTCAGGCTCATCGTCGCGCGAGAATCGCGTCATGGGTACACCGAGGAGGTTCACGCGGAGACTGTCGACGTGCTCGATGCGTTCGGGCGGCCGACGTACGAGAATATCACTGGTGAGACTGATCCGGCGTTTGAGTTCAGGTATCTCACGGCTTCAGGTGAGATTAGCGATCGACACAGCGGCGTGTACATGGCGGCGTTGGTCGAGTGTCTCTTATTCTAATTCTAGTAGAAAACGCATCAACACGCGGTGGCGCGATTAAATCACCGTCAATTGATCCGTTTATTCCTCGCTTTCGCCGTCGCCGTCGCCTTCTTCGCCGTCGCCTTCGCCACGAGCGTGCGGTTGAAGCGCGCCTTCGCACATGGTACCGATCGCAAGGAATTCAGTCCTGGGCATCTCCAGGAATTCGTATATGGCCGTATCTGTAGGCTTCATACCCGATAGCGTCAGGACCTCTTCGGGCGGTTCGTTTTCTACCATGTGTTTAAACATGTTCTCTGACCGGGTTTTGATATCCTGACACTTCGCGTCGTCGATGGAATCGATGAATTCCAGGCGTTCGTCTTGGGACGACGCGCTCGCGTTCGTGACCTTGGCGTTGAATTCGGGCAATAAATCTTTCCCGTATTTGAGCGCTTTTTTCAATTCGTTCAGTTTCAGATCAGACGCGAGTTTCGGGAGTGTTCCGGGGATGAAGCCCAGACCGAACGCCGTACCACCGACCGATGATGACATGCAGCACACGCCGACGAGCATGATCGCGATAGCCGCCATCGTATATATGTTTACGCGCAGAATTTAAATTAAATGTTCGTGGATAGTATGAAGTTCGCCCTGGTGTTCGCCCTGTGTGCGCTAGCGCTAAACATGTTGGTCGGATATTACATCTCGTTCAAGCGCAACGTGCGTGAAAACGACCCGATCTATGACGTCGGGTTCAAACTACTCCCCAATCTCAGTCGGTACGACTGGTTGAGTGACGTCGCGCTCATCGTCCCGTTGGCGGGTCTCGCGTTCGCGTGGCCGAGTTGGTCGAGTGGGCATAAGGAATCCATGCTCGCCATGCTCGGGCTCATGTACGTGTTCCGCGCGCTCGTAAACTACGTCACGACGTACCCGTCGATGAAAAAGTGTGAATTGAAACCGCCGTTCGGGTTCTGTAATGATTTCATGTTCTCAGGGCACACGTCGTTCAATCTCGTCGCGGCGTACCACTTGGGTGGTGTGTTTTGGCCGGTGTGGCCAATTCTCGGATCGCTGCTCTCCATCGCGACGCATGAACACTATTCCGCCGACGTGGTCATGGCGTGGGTCGTCTTCTCGGCATTAAAATGTCAAGTGTAAATAAAGTATGACGATCGAAGTCGTGACGTACGCGAACAAGAAATTCGGGCTCTTCGACAAACTCGTCAACAACGAATTTGGAGTCCCGGTGACTGTTCTAGGCATGGGAACCGAGTGGAAGGGGTTCAGTGATAAGTACAGGGGCATGGCGAAACATTTGGAGACGAAGGGTGACGACGATATCGTCGTTTTCGTCGATGGGTTCGACACGCTCATCAATAAAGATCTCGCGGGGTTCGAGGAAAAGTTCCGCGACACAGGCGCGGGAATTGTCGTTTCCGCCGACCCTGAATCGTTTGGGAAATACGTGAGTCAGAAAATTTTCGACACGTGCGACGGCAAACACGTCGCGAACACGGGCATGTACGTCGGGTACGCGCGCGATATTAAAATCGTGCTCGCCGATGCGCTCGACATGTCGTGTGAAGACGATCAGGTCAACATGAACGCACTGTGCTCGGCGTACGATTTCATTCAGGTCGACGACGATCGCGTTTTCTTCGAGAACGTGAGTCCCATGACCGATACGAAAAACGTCTCCTCGAGTGCGTATTTTGTCAGTTTCCCCGGGACTCTCGAGTTCGGTCGCATCAGACGCGCCCTGCGCGAGTACGCGCAATTCTTCAGGGTAGATTTCGTCGTGCTCGCGCTCATCGCGATCGCGATCGCGCCGAAGCGTCGAAAACCCATCGTCGTCGCGGTGGTCGCGAGTCTCGTCGCCGCGTACGCAGCGTTCGCAGAAAAATCGTGTGTTGACAAGGCTTAGAGAAATAATCTCACTGTATCATATATACGAAAAATGTCCGGTGGCATCGCGCAACTCGTCGCCGTCGGTCAACAAGACACCCACATCACGGGTCAACCCGAAGTCAGCTTCTTCAGGAGCACTTTTAAACGCCATTCAAATTTCGCGCAATCGGTCGAGCGCCAAGTCATTCAAGGGAATGTGTCCAATAATGGCATGTCCACCGTGCGCATCGAGCGCAAAGGTGATCTCTTGAGCTACGTCTACCTCATGCCGCATACCGGTACGCAGGCCACGCCGATCGCGAACTGGGACACCGTCATCGAGAAGGTGGAGTTATTGATTGGCGGTCAGGTCATTGATGATCAGGACTCGATCTTCACTCAGCACATCGCCCCGAAGGCGCTCGCGACGAATCTGTCCAAGTCGCGTCTCGGTGGTTTCTACGGTGGCGCCAACTCCAAGTTTTACCCGCTCCGGTTTTTCTTCTGCGATTCCTGGGCGAACGCCTTGCCCCTGGTCGGGTTGCAGTACCACGATGTGGAATTGCGCATCACGTGGGGTGCGGCCGCCGAATCGCACACGTGGGAGTGCTACGCCAACTTCATCTACCTCGACGAAGCCGAGCGCGCGCACTTCGCGTCCAAGCAAGTCGACATGTTGATCACGCAAACGCAAAAGAACATCGGTTCCAGCGCCACGACGCAAGAATTGAACTTGAACCATCCGGTGAAGTTCTTGGCGAGTGCAAAGTCGCAAGGCGCCGCGCTCGGAATTCTCGGCGCGTCCAATAAGCTCAAGCTCCAGATCAACGGTACCGATATCGCCGATTTCAAGTACGCGTCGCCCAATTTCACCGCCATCCCGGCCTTCTACAACATGACGCACGCGGATAACAACGCCGATGAAGCTCTCATGGTGTACCCGCATTGCTTGGAAACGTCGAAGAGCCAGGCCACCGGTACGCTCAACTACTCGAGGCTTGATAGTGCTCGTCTCATCTCGAGCTCTGCCTTGTTCGCGGACGCGATTTACGCCGTTAACTATAACATTTTATCCATAGTCAACGGCATGGGCGCCCTCCGGTACTCGAACTAAAATAAATCTCACGTAAGTGTAATGATAAAGACGTTGTTTCTTTTAGGAGTCGTCTTCGTTTTGACGTACGACCCCGCGTCGGGTGGTCTCGACAATCTCTTCGGTGCGTCTCAGCAGCCGCAACAACAGCAGCAACAGCAACCGGCGGGTAGGCTCGAGCAATACACGGTTCAAGCGCACCCGAGAGTTCAACAGGTTCAGGCTCAGCAGGATCAAAATCAAATTCAGGTGCGCGCGCCGTCGCATTACGGGTACGCGAATAAGCACCAGCACTTTGAGGCCGTGCAGTTCGGCACGACGGGGTACGAGTACCGCACGAACATGCCGGGTGCGTCATTGTATTAGAGAAATAATTCAAACTAGTAATAGCCATCACGATGGTACCAATTCAGCGCGAAACGCTTCTCACGGGAGCGGTCTTCGTGTGCATTGTTGCCGCTATCTTCCTCTTCCGCGAACTCAATAACGTCAAGGACCAGATCAATCAGATCGGTGACGTCAGTTCGAAGCTCGTTCGACACGCGAACTCCGTCTCACACGCCATGGCAAACGCCGTCACGAAGTCCTCGGAGGATGACGACGACGAAGAAGTCGAGGTCCAAGTCGTTCAGCAGGGCGACGCCGCCACCGCCGCTGAAAATGAGTCCGATTAAAAGGAATCGGTATCTTAGATTGCATCACGCAGATGCATCATGTCGGAATCACCTCCGAAAAAACATAAAGCAATAGCTATCCCTGTCATTTTAAACGAACAGGGCGAACCGACGTTTTTAGTCGTGCGTGACAGGCGCTTCAAGGATTGGATCTTCGTCACGGGTGGGTGCAGAAGGCGCGAAATCACGAATCCGATACGCACGGCTCTGCGCGAACTCGAAGAAGAAACGCGCGGGGTCATCGTGATGAAACGAGGTGAGTACAGTACGTACCAGTTCACCGTCCCCGAGGAACCCGGGAGTGAGGTCGAGCTCGTGTACAACGTGTTTATATTTTTCGCGGAGTGGGATGAAAACACCAGGGCGGACATGATCAAGAAATTTTATGAGGAGAAGCAAAAGTATCTCGTCGCGAAGCTCAACAAACGTCCGATCAAACGAACGTTCGATGAGAACGATCACATGTCCTTCGAAGGCCTTTCGACGTTTCGAGAGAGGAAACAGTGGGATCTCATCGAACGAAACGTGCTTCGAAGTGGGAAGTTCACGGAGTGCCTCGAAACGCGCGATAGAAAAACGTTCGCATTCAAGTAGAATAGAATGAAATCGAAGAAGTATATTTTAATGCAATTGAAAGAACTCATGACTGAAAAATTCGATAAAAGCGATGAAGAAGCCGACGCCTATATTGAAGAAGTAAAAACGCGAACCGTGTATGAACTTCTCGTATTAAAGAAAGAATTGAAGGAAAAGAAGCACGAGGTAGAAGAGGACGAGATATCGACGCGACGATGGTTTAGAGGATATTTCACTTGGTAATATCAGAAGTCAAGTCCTCACTCGACGACGCGCGCACATGTTCGAGTTTAAACGATGGTGCCGCGAACAGAAGTTCAACAACGGTGCAAATCTATCGCACGTGCTCATGGACGGGGGCGTCCTGAGCGTACCCTTCGATAGGTTGGACGACTTTTACGACAAGTACGTCGAGGCGGTGAAGGCGAGCGAGAAGGTATACGTAGTCGAACAGAAAACAGAGCGGTACAATTTCTTCTTAGATATCGATTACAAAGACGACCGCGCGCTCACGGTCGAGGAGGTCAAGGGCATATGTCGCGTTATATGCGACAAGGTATCCAGTTTGGGGGGTAAAGACGCGCTCGTGTGCGTATCGCCACCGAAACCCGTCGCGGGAGGGAAAACCAAAACGGGCGTTCACATCAATTGGCCGGGATTTATCGTGAATCAGGCATCGGCGCTCGCGATTCGCGAACACGTCATCGTTGCCCTCGTGACGGCAAAGGGGGGTGTCGATTGGGAACGAACGATCGATCAGGCCGTGTACGGTGAGATCGAAGGTCGTCGACGCTCCAAAGGGTCCGGGTTTCGCATGCCATGGTCACACAAGGTTGGTAAACACGATGCGTGTGGTGGGAAAGGGTGCGACGGGTGTACGAACGGTCGAACGACGCAGGTGGCGTATCTTCCGATATGCATTTACAAAAGCGGACCGGTCATGTCGCTCTTTCAAAACGTGTCACAGGAACCGAGCGTCGATATATTACGCATGGCCACGGTCCGATCGGACGCGACGACGTGTGCGGTGATTTCGTCCCCAAACAGAACCGTGAAAGACGGTTCGTTCGCCGATATGGAGTGTCTCGGTGGTGAAGACGTGACCGATCAGGAGTTGATCGATATGATCGAACAACTCGTGCGCGGGTATGTTCGGGGACAGAAGGATGCCAGTGTCAAAAAAGTCATCAAGGTCGAGGATACGTGGTTGGCGTCGAGTGATTCAAAGTGGTGTCAAAACATCGAACGAAATCACGGGTCGAATCACGTCTATTACACTATTTCGAACGGGATGATTCGACAGAAGTGCCACTGTAAATGCGATACCATGGTCGGTAGGATATTTGGGTTTTGCAAATATTTCACCGGGGAAAGTGTACCGGTCTCTAGCATACCGGGTCTCAAAGAGCGTCTGTACCCCGATGGGTTTAAACCGGGTGCACAGGCGGCAAAGAAAAAGGAACAAGCCGCGGTCGACCAGGAAATCAAATCATCCATCGAGACGATCGTACAGAGGCAGTTTTCGGGACACGAAAGAACGAAGGTTGTCTCCATGAAAAAGGTGGGCAAAACGTGGAAAGTCGCGACGAATTCACAATATTGCTCAAAGATAGACGCGTGTCATAAAACCATGACACAATTCGTCATCGAGCGAATCAGTGGCGGTGAAGCGTACCTTCGCCAGGACTGTGAATGTTTTAACACGAAATCAAAACGGAAGGGCATGCGCATGATACCGATAGGACACCACGACCCGACTCTAGACGAAAAGTTGTTTAGACAACGCGAAAAAAATAAGATCATGTAATTAATAGATGACACTCGTGTTCACTGTCGGTGCACTTAGCGCGTTATATAAAATTTCGAATTTGAAACACGTGCGCGCATTACCCATGGTGTTCGACCCTGAATTAGTCGCACTGAAACGCAGGGCGCACGCGTACTCGGGAATCGATCCCGAGGCGTATCGCGCGTTTCGTCGCTCGCTCGATCTCGCCGAGGCGCGCATCGATGATCCCGACGAGTCGACCAAGGCATTGTACGAAGCGATCGGGTACCTGGATGCGATAGCGATGACGGGTGTAGAGTACGAGATTGATGATGATATTGAAAGCATATCTACATCGATCGGTATTCTCATGGAGACGAAAATTCGGGAACGGGCGAGATATAACAATATCGCATTTCATGGTAGATATTTAGAGGAATGATGTGACAGAGTAACAGAACGACTACCAAATGAGTCAAATCGAAGAAACGAAAGTGTGCAACAAGCGTTCGCGATCTGGAAGATTGATCAGGCGACCGAGCGAGGTATACGTACCCGAAGTCGAGAAGTTTGAGGACGATTTCAACGACAATGATTACGACGAAGACGACGACGGCTCTGACATCGACACGGATGACGAAGGGTCGGACAGCGAGGACGAAGAGTTCGATGACGACGACGCGGGTTCGTTGGACGATTTCATCGTTGACTCGGACGACATGGAAACGTCAGACGATGATGATTACTCCGACAGCGAGAGCGAGTGCTGAAATTTTCGAATAGAAAAAACAAATTGTAAAGCAAGATGGAGACTGATATCGGCCAACCAATCGATTACGACCCCACAATGCGAGATGACGCGCCACCCGAACAACAACAGCGTTTGGAGGATACTTCGACGCCGATCCAAGACGTCCAGCACGTTTACCAGGGTGGACCTCCACCACCACCGCCAACGCACGACGAAATGATGTATCAACAGCAGATGATGTACCCACCGCCTCAAATGTACGCGGCGGAGAGTCCGAAATCACACGATTTTTTCGCGTCGATCGACAAAATCACGATCGTCGTGCTCTTCGCGGCGTTCATTGTCGGGTTCTTCCTCGGTTCGAGCAGGCAGCCGGTCATCTTGCGTTACGACTAAAGTTCAATTCACCCCATCGAGTGTTCATTCCACACTCCTCGAGATGAATCTTATTAAACGACTCGTAGATATGAACTCCATTCACCCGTCGACCCCGCGCGTGGATCGGTGAAACGAGAGCGACTTACGACACGCGGATCCTTTTGATTAATTTCGAGCGCACGCGACGCGCTCACTTGCTCGACGGGCACGCTTTGGTTCATGGGCGCGGGCTCCCGAGGTTCGGGTCGAGCGCGATTTCTAGAGACGAACAGGGTAAAGGCGAGTGCGACCACGAGAATCGTAACGCTTAGTGTAAAATCAGTAAACATTAGTGTATATGTATTAAAAACAGAAAATTAAGTCTGGTCTTCTTCCACGCGTTGGGACTCGCGCTCTTTCTTGCGCTGTTCGATTTCAGCGGCGACGATTTCATTCGCTTCCTTGACGAGATCTTCGATCGGTGCGTCGGGGCGCTCCTTTTGAAGGCGTTCGAGAACTTCACCCGGGGTAGAAACCGGTGCCTCGTCCGGCTTAGTGTAGAACTTGCTGTTCTCGTCACCAGGTTTGATCGTAGATCCAGCGGTCATGTCCCGTTTCCGTTCGTTGAACAGTTTGGCGGCCTCCACCTGAGACGCTCGGTATGAGACCATGAGCTCTTCAAGTTTCTCGTCAGCGTAGTGGCTGTCCTCGACATCCTTCGGTGGCGGTAAGAGTAGCCATTTACCCACGTCGACGACGTAGATATCAAACGTACTGTCTTCTTTTTGAAGACGCGACGCGTGTTTCGCGGCTTCGCTCTGCGTGGGGAACACGCCACGGATCTTGATCCCGAAGTGATCACACTTTTGCGGCGCATCGGGACCGACGTAAGACAGACACGCGAAGAGCTGACCGGGTGGCAGGGTATAATCGGGTTCGAGCTCGGCCATCGTTTGGTTTCCTATGTTACATGATTGGTATTTCTCTAAGCCTCATCACGCGATATCGATATCGTTTTCTTTCAGGAATTTCGTATAATCGAAATTAATCTGTCGCCAGCCTTGTTCCATCCTGTGGTAGTGGTCGAGGTGGCCCGCGAACGCGATCCAGGAATACAGTCGGTTTCGTTCATCGCGAACGCCCTTTGAGGCCTGCACCGCGTTCATCGTCTCCTGCGTGGCTTGATCACGGTCACGTCGTGCGCGAGCGGCTTCGTCGCGCGCGGCTGCGATTTCGTTTTTCAATTCCGCTTTCTCTTCTTCGTTTTCCTTCTTTTCACTTTGGCGTTTGTTTTCGAGTTCTTGGATTTGCGCGCGGAGTTTTTCGATCCTTTTCGTCTTCGCTGTCAACGACACCTCTTGGCGGTCCATCACGTTGCGTCGGCGCTCGAGGCGTTTCAGGAGTTGCTCGACCGTGGGTTCGGGCATGGTCGCGTCGCGTTATCAGGTGCCGAGTGGGATCACGAAATTTCTTTATCTCATAAACAAGTGTTGTTCTAAAACAACAAGTGTTTTCAAAAATATCACGCCTTTTTCATGGGGTTTCACGGAACACGTAGAACCGATATCTTCATGAGACCTCGAACATATTGGTTTCTAAGACTTTTTAAAAGTTTTCAGAAACTGTCACATTTCGAGACCTGCATGGGACAGTGAGAGCATGGGCTTTTAAGGGGTCTTGAAACTTCGAAATTTTATTTTGACTTACACTTTTTTGCAAAAAAACTTTTGTGCGTGTAATACGCACGCCCGCGGGACTTTTACTTTTTATTTTTATGATGTTCTACTTTTTGAAAACTTTTATCGTCAACTGTGTGTACTTCTTAGAAAAAAACCCAAAAACTTCAGGATTCCTGAAACACCCTGTCCCGTCAATCGGTCTAAAAGTCCCATGAGACCCCATGATCCATGAGCCAAAAACGATGAAACCACGTGACACAGGACCACGGGTTTTTTAGAACGAATGTACGGGATGAAAAAGATAAATTCCTGAGACCACCTGAGACCACCTGAGACCACCCGAGCGCACGCACGACGAGATGGGGGTACTGAAAACTATACACGAATCATGACCCGTGAACGCTCGACCCGAGTGGTACCCGTGAAAAAACCGTGATATCGCCACATATCTCGCCGCACCCGAAGGCATGGACGCGATCCGAAAACTGCACAACGCGTTCAAACGCGACCTGATCGAAGAGCACGTGCGCGAGTCCGACCACGTCCTCGACGTCGGCTCTGGGTTCGGTGGAGACCTTCAAAAATATCGCGCGCGTGGATGTCGGTTTGCGATGTGCGATCCGTGCCCTGAGGCGCTCGAGGAGGCGAAGTCTCGCGCGAAGAAGATGCGGATTCCCGTCGATGCGTGGTATATCGGTGATATCACGTCGACCCCGAAGCGTCGATACGACGTCGTCGCTTACCTGTTTAGCTTACATTACATCTTCGCGACGCGCGATTTGTTCTTTAAGTCGATACGCGCGATTCGAGATCGTGTGAAAAAAGGGGGGAAACTGATCGGTATCATTCCAGACTCGGAGATGATCAATTGGAAGACACCGCTCAAAGACGAGCTCGGGAACTGGTTTCGAATGAGAAACCCCCACGCCGACGGTGGATTCGGTGAGAAGCTATTCGTCGAGTTGGTCGACACGCCGTTCTACGCCGACGGACCACGCTCCGAACCCATCTGCTTTCGAGATATCTTGATAACCGAATTAGAAAGACTAGGATTAAAATTGGTATCATGGGAACACATGCGCGGGTCAGAGATAAGCCAATTATATGCCAAATTTGTATTCCAAGGGTAGTGGATATTATATCTTGTACTATACCAGAGCACCATGTTTACGCTCACGATTCTCCTCATCGCTTTGAACGCTTACCTCGTATACACCACGAGTCTTCCACCGAACCTCATCGAGGTGAAAAAACGATACGCGACTCTGCGGGAACACTTGCGATCGATCGATACATTCCCCAGTCTCTGGCGTGAAAAACCGGTGACCGGATTCCACAGGAGAGGCATGACGACGAATGTCGGTTTCAATTCAAACAAGGGCGATAACATCGCCGTGTGCGTTGACGGTGACGTCAATTCAATTATGCATGTCCTCCTTCACGAATTGGCGCACTGTACGGTGCCGGAATTCGATCACTCGGCGCAGTTTTGGGCCAACTATAGGCAGTTGCGTGACATAGCATCGGACGTCGGTGTGTACTCGAAGATCGTCAACGGGTCCGAGTTCTGTGGTGAAACGATTCGGGATGCGTGAGTGCACGCGAAAAAAAGTGAGCGCTTCATACAACAGGCGATGCACGTCGTGTTGAAACCGAGTCCGTCCGTGGCTTTCAAGTACCGGGCCACCCTTCCAAACAACCGGTTCGTTGATTTCGGTGATAAGTTCGAGCGAGATTACACGGACCATAGAAACCCTCGATTGATGCGCGCGCGACTCTTGAGACACGGCGCCATCATTCCGAGAGACATTCGCGTGGAGCGTGATCCCAAAGAAATTCACAGGGAAATGCTCTCGGTGGACGAGAGTACCGTGGAGGATTGGGACGACGTGTACACGCGCGAGTATTGGAATCGATGGTTGTTGTTTTCGTATCCCACCATGCATCAAGCGAAATTGTTCATGACGATGAGGAAGGGTGTTCTCTTCATGCCGACGGCTGAAGGTTCTTGGTACTTATAAATCCATAAATATACACAAGTCGCAGTTGATGTATATTTATGAACTACACGTTGCTCTACGAGGCGATTGCTAGCAATAAGATTTGCCTTCGCGAGGACATGTGTAACCGTTATTCTTCACCGGGCATCTTGTCGTACCAGTCGTACCAGTATGGAGGACCATAATCACACGGTTTCCCGTCACAATCCCACACTGCAAGGTTTTTGTCACCACACTTCCAGCCCGGAACCAATTTCCAGGGACCGTGGTTACCGTCGCACGGCATCCCTCTGTTACGCCATACGCATGAATCATAACTCTCCCTAACACAACAGTCTTTAGTTTTCGGGCACGCCGCTGCCCACTCCACCGGACCAGTAGTTTCCTCCGGGCACGCCTTCCCACCATTCAAGGGCTCGACGGTCGTGACCCATGTCCCCATGGGTTGCCAGGGTTTCCCATTATAAGCACATTTCGTCGGGCATGAATCACGATGGTAGTGACCTTCGCAATCGACTTTGCAGTCAACATCCCGCGTGGTTGCACCACTACAGTTATTCCCTACGTTCACTCGCGTCTGTTTCTGTTTCCCGGTTGTTTTATTACATGTACCCGAGTCAACCCAGTCACCTTCATCGCAACAATCGACCCATTGTTCGGTGGGATTATCCCTTGAGTTGCAGTTGTCCCCAATTTGAAGATGGTATGTCCCCACGACCGTTCGCGTCTGTTTCTGTCCAAGGGCGGTCGTGCATGCACCGGAATCCTGCCAGGGATCACTATCGTCGCAACAGCCAATCCATCGAACCGTGGGGTTGTCGGTGTCGTTGCACGTGCTCCCTTTAACCTCTCGCGTCTGTTTCTGTCCCGAATCAGTGCAGGCGCCTTCATTCTGCCAGGGATCACTATCGTCGCAACAGTCGATCCATCGCGTATCTTCTACGCCGCTACACGCTGCTTCTGTACCCACGACCGTCTGTGTCTGTTTCTGGCCCCGCGCAACGCATTCGCCTTCGTTGCTCCAATTATCACCCTCGTAGCAACAGTCGACCCATTCCACTTTGGGATTGTCGGTATTGTTGCACTCGGTCCCTACAACTTTTCGCTCTCGCTTCCGCTTTCCCTGTCGATTGCACTCACCGACGTCCTCCCATTCGCCCATGTAACAACAATCCGTTTCGTATTGTACCGTAGCACCGCCTTCACACTCCATGCCCGTGAGCGTTCGAACCTCCTTCATTTTACCTTCCCCGTTTATTAAACTACACTTCTGCCCCGAGGGTACCGACCACCCGCTGTCATAACAACAATCCTTCTCGTATCGTTCCGTGTCACCCAGTTCGTCGGATGTACACTCTGCCCCCTTGACGATTTGCTTCTCCAGCTTTTTACCGGACGTGTTACACGGCGCACCGTCGGGTTCAAACCACCCGCTCTTGTAACAACAATCTTTCTCGTACCGAACCTTGTTGTCGTACCCTTTCTGCCAACCTTCACACTCTTCCCCTTTCACGGTCTGAACCTCCTTCATTTTACCGTCAGAGCGACAAGAATTGGGAACAACGGTCCACCCGCTTTCGTAACAACAATCCTTCTCGTACCTCTCCTTGTTACTGAGTTTCATCTGATCGGGATCACACCCCAGTCCCACGACCGTTTGAACTTCCTTCATTTTACCATCACTGGTACACCGATCGTCCGTCCACCCGCTCTCGTAACAGCAATCCTTCTCGTACCGAACCTTGTTGGCGCTATCCCTCTGGTCGTTGGTGCACGCGTCACCTATGACCGTCTGAATCTCCTTTATTTTGCCCGCGGTGTTACACTTCGCACCCTCGGGTACCGTCCACCCACCCTCAAAGCAGCACTCCACGAACTTCTCCAAGGCGTTACCGTGTGGGTCATCGTCCGGATCACACGCGCCCGTGACAGTTCTCGTGTACCTCTTCGTCGGATTTTCTCCATTATCGTCGAGCGCGCACCCCATGAGACCACGGTTTTCATCGAGCACCCAGTTCGATTTTTCACAACACGCCACTCTCTTCGATTCACCACACCACTCCGTGAACGTGAGTTGTCCACCCTCTTGCATGGTCCTCGATTCATCCTGGCCGTCCACCGTCACGGTGGCCGAACACACCTCACCGTTCGGAATCGTCACCTCGCCAGCCGTGCGCGTTCCCTGAGGCGTCGTGATGTGGTACTGTTTTTCACGGTAGGTCGCCCCGCAAACTTCGCCTTTCGGAAGTTTACACGCCGACCATTCCTGTACCCCCGCGGTGTTCGGGTCCTGATCCAACCAACCACCGACGCAATCGATCGGTGTGGGTGGTCCCTGACACGTTTTCCACTGGACGAGATCTTCACACTTGGCCGTGTCGCCGTACACGGCGGCCTCGTACCACCGTTCGAGACCCGTACCACCGACCTCGACGGGGACGTATTTCCCATCCTCGCCCTTGACGGGTTTGTTCGATGCGTCTTTCTTCACGCACCCCTCGTGTCCGAGGACGGTCGAGCCAATCTCCCGATCTTTGACTTTGATACCACTGTACCCACACTCGCCGATGACCTCGCCGTTCGCGCACGTGCGCGAACACGGCACCGACGTCTCGAGCGTGCACGAGCCCAACCCGATCGCCCTGACGAAATCGTCCGTGTTCGTGTCCCTCGTGCGCGTCATCTGACCTTGACCACACGTGCCGTCCTCGGGACTTCCACCGTCGACGAGCGTCGCGGTCGAGCCGTCGCTGTTCGTTCGCAAACACGATTGCCCGTCGATCCACGCACCACCCGAACAATCGACGGGACACGGCACCTGACACTCGCCTGTCGTCTCGAGTATGTCACACGTGCCCGTGCCCGATGCGGGAACGAAACCCGCGCTCTCATCCGGGTCTAAGATTCGCGTGACTGTTCCCGATCCACACTTACCGACCGTGCCGTCTAAGACCGTGCCGTCCTCGCCCACGCACGGTGCGCTTTCGGCGTCTTTATACACGGCATTCTCCACGGTGCAGTCCCTATTGGCGACGAGCGGGTCGGTCTCGACCGGGTACTCGCGCGAGAGTGTGTTATTCACATTCACGGGCGCCGCGGGTAGAGACATGTCCGCCTGAGACGCGACGAGCAGTGCACCGCCTCCGCCCACGATTAACATCGCGAAAAGTGTCACGACGAGAATGATCGCCGTTGACGCTTTCATCGCGCGTACTATTCTATTATTGATAAAAAAATCCGCTATCTCACCCTGGTTGGGTTGGTTGGACATACCAGAAGTACCGTCAACATCCGCCAGGTGGACACCTTTGTTCACCTCCACCTCCACCTCCACCTCCACCTCCACCTCTACCCGCTTGAGCATCATTATAGGCCTTGAGGTTATCCGGCAAATCCGCTTTATCGTTGGCATCCGGGCAAGGTGGGCAGCTGTTTCTTCCGGTAGTTGTACACCGTCGACCCGGGTAACATATTGCATAGCCACCGGTATCGGTTCGCTCCCATTCGGTGTGTACATGCCCGTCTTCGGCCGGACAATCCTTACCGAATGTACCTTTATCTTGCTGGCGTACGAATTTAAAAGACGGACCGTATCGTTCATAAATATCATAAGTGTTCTGAGGGTTGCAATGCCCATAGCGATTTCTGTTACACCTGGATTCCGTACGACCTTCTACGACTGCAAAATTCTCTTCCCATCCAGCGACTGATGCAAATGTATAACCCACTGCCTCCCACTTCCCAGTGCAGTGTTGGTTTGCGCATTGAATTTTCGTTTTTTCCTCGGTCTTCGCATCATCGCCCGTGCAAAGTTCTTCGTTTATCACTGTTCGTCTACGCACAACATCTAACTCCTCATCACCCTCGCACATGGTACCCGGTACCTCCGCTTCCCATTCACCCCATTGATCTTCTGATGCATAACAACACGGTTTACTCGGTGCGGTCAAATCCACTCCCTCGCAATTACCCACACTTTTGTATACATACTTTTGCCAACCGTCCGATCGACATTCACCCACGGGCTCGGTCTCTTGGAGTTTTTTACAACACGATACGTCACTGGGCGCCTCCTCTGCTTTCGTTCCGTCCTCGTCGTTGCATAATCCCGATTCATTGGCGGGGCCATCGAGTACGTCCCGTCGTTTCACGAAGAAACCATCCTCTCCACACGTATCCGTCGTTCGCCAGGACGAATTGTAGCAACACTCTTCCGTCATCTCATTGGTAGTGTCTACATCATCGGCTCGACATAATTCTGCATTGTACACGTTTCGCGTGAACGGTTGTAGTCCATCCGATCGACATCCGATTATGTTACCAGCGTTGTCCTTTTTCGGTTTCTTATCTTCCCAATCGTCCACTTGACACATTTTCAAGTCTCTGGTTCTCTCCGTCCCATCGGGGTCGTCTGGATCACTATCGTTGGTGCAATTCTTGACGGTGCGTGTCTGCGGTTGATTGCCTTCGGTTAAGGTACCGGCATCGATCCATTCGGTTTTGTAACAACATCCCACGAACTTCTCTTCATTGTTACCGTCCGGGTCATGTGGGTCGTATGGTTCATCAAAAAATCTGCTCGATTTTGTTTCCCATTCCGGGCCACACGCACCCGTGACAGTTCTCTTGTACTTCTTTTTCGGGTTTTCCCCGTTCTCATCGAGCACACAGTACCCGGTATTGGCACCCTCGGACGTGTCGAGCACCCATTCAGTTTTATGACACTCGGGAACCCATTGCGCCCTTGGACATTGTTGTTCAAATACCTTATCGTCGTCTGGGTCGAACTGTCTTTCTTCCTTCGCCCCGCCCTCGAGTTCTACAGTGCCCGTGCACGCTTTGCCGGCCCTACCACCACCCGGTAACGCCTCACTCGCCGGTTGGGATATGTGGTATTCCTTTTTACGGTACGTGGGACCATGTGTGGGCGTCAAGCCCGTAAGGGGATTCATGCGTAAATAACACGCCGACCATTTTGGGTCACACGTCAATCCCGCCTCGTCTTCATCGTCCGGTATGATATTTCTGGTATCATTCTCGCACGTGCCCTGGTTTTTCCAACCACCCACGCAATCCGTCGGTACATCCGGCCCCCGGCACTGTTTCCACTTCACGCGGTCTTTACACTTGGTCGAGTCACCGTACACCACTGGTTGGTACACGCGCATGCGGCCTTCTTCGCCTTCTCCGACGGCTATGTAATTATCGTCTTCGTCTTTCACGGGTTCACCGTCTTCGTTTATCTTGACACACCCCTCGTGGCCAAAAACCGTGGATCCAATGTCTCGATCCTCCGTTTCGATTCCACTGTACCCACACACACCCACGAATTGGGCGTCTATTGGTTGACCATGGTCGTCGGTACACGTCTTAAAGCACGGTTCTTGTTTAGAAAATGTACACGACCCCGTGCCCACAGCCGGTTTGAAATCCCCCGTGGGCCTCCGTATCTTTGTACGCTGCCCCGGGCCACACGTACCTTCACTGAGTTTTCCACCGTCAAACAGCGCGACCTCTTCACCATCTTCATTCATGCGTATGCACGCACCGGTGCTCCACGTCCCGCCTTCGCAATCCCTGGGGCACGGTACCTCACACACGCCCTCATCGTCTTGTATTATATCGCACGTGCCCGTGCCCTGTGCGGCGACGAACCCCACGCTCGCATCCATGTCCAGGATTCGCTTCGTGGTGCCCATACCGCAACTCCTACCAAGACCTGTCATTGGATCACCGTTACTGTCGTAACACGCATCCTCAGCGTTCCTGTAGACAGCCTCTTTGACAGAACAATCCTTATTCGCATCGTCTGGGTCGGTCACGACCGGGTAGTCTCCGGAAAGTTTTAAATTCGGATCACGTGGTAGCATGACGGTACCACTTCCCCGTGTGACATCGTCGTCCTGGGACATGTACATGAACGCACCTCCTCCCGCGAGGAGTAGCAACACGGTCACGAGAAGAATGATCGCTGTGTTCGTCGATGAACTCATCGTGACGCTTATTGTACGGGCACATTTTTATCACGAGTCACGAGTCACGAGTCACGAGTCACGAGTCACGAGTCACGAGTCACGAGTCACGAGTCACGAGTCACGA